ATTACAACGAGTGGTATAAGAGTCATGAAGTGTTTGAAAATTACATGACTGAAAAATACAATGGTCAGTATCTAATCTCATCACTATCGACTGACATAGTGTCATCATCAAGTAAGTTTCTTTTAGGTGAACAGATTACAACACACTACACTCAATTAGAATCGATTAAAACACAATTACAAAATACGAATCTAACAGATGACCAAATATTAGATTTAGAATCACAACGAGAAGTCATACTTGCATCAAGAAAAGTTGGTCATGTTATTCAAGTTGACCCTCTTTTCAATAGAGTAGGTGTAGTAGGTAATCAAAAGTTTGCAACTAGTGATGTAGTAACAGGTGTTAAGTCAACAAAAAGTTTTACAGTGTCATCGGTTGCAAATAGACAAGATGGTATTGTCCACTATAAGAATTCAAATGGTGTAAAGAAATACACAAGTGAAAGTGGTTATGAGCCTGTAACATTCTATGATGAAGAGTTAGCACTAAACGAAAAGAAAAGGTTAATAAAAATTATCAGACCTGAATACATTAAGAAAGTAGTTGCAGAGTTTGAAAAAGTAATGAAGTAAAATGAGTGAAACATCCACAAGAAGGGGTGAATTTTCTGTTGAATCCTTTACCCTTATAAATCAACACGGAGAATCTTTAAACCTAGAAGGGGTTATTAAATCTTTTCGTCTGTTTGAAAGTATCTACGATAGTTTTTGCACTGGAGAAGTTGGTATAGTCGATGGTTTGAATCTATTATACAACTATCGTTTTACAGGTCAAGAATTTATTCGTATTTCTCTTCAACAAAAAGAAGGTGAAGGTGAACCTGCAGAAAAAGAATACACTATCGATAAAACTTTTAGAGTCTATGCAACTCAAAATGTTGCAAGGGTTCCTGACAAAGCTGGAACACAAGTGTATCTGTTAAGGTTATGTGACCCAAGAGTATTCAATTGCAAAAGAAAAAGATTGAGTCAAGTGTTCACTGGTTCTTACGATGACATATTAGAAAATGTTTTAGTCAACTGGGCAAAGATACCCAAAGAAGAGTTCGATACATGGACAGAAACTACACCTAACACAATTAGATACATTGCACCTAACAAGAGTGTTTCTGCAGTCATAGACCATGTAGTGTCTAATGCAAGTATAGGTGATAATGCAACTTATAGAAACGGATTGTTTTTCTATGAAACATTAAATGGTGGTTTTAGATTTAAAGCTATCGATGAAATGTTTCAAGATGAGTTTCCCTTAACATTCTCTATGGTTCCTAGAACTGCAACTGACTTAGAGGGAACAGATGTCAATGCAGAGGGTGGTATGAATACACAAATCCTTTCATGGGAAAATCCACAAACCTTTGATACAATTCGTGGAACGATGGGTGGTGCATATGCAGGACTTACTAAAGTGTATGACCCAGTTCGTAAGACTGAAGCAGATTATGTCTTTGATATTGAAGAGACATGGAAAAGAGGTAAACACTTATCAGGTAATCCAATGATATTCAATGATGAATACGAATATGTTTACACTGCAGAAAATCAAATAACAGAAGAAGAACCACCTGCAGTTACACAAATGGATGTAGACCTTGCACCAAACAAACACTTTGATGCATATGTTATTCCTGATTACACTATGACACATGCATTTGATAATAATGACGATGTAACAAAAGATGAGATACTCTCAGGTCAAATAACAACCAGTAATGCAAAACTAGAAAGAGATGCATTGTTCCAATTACTCAATCAATACAGGGTTAAATTCTCAATTCCTTTTAGGTCAGACTTATCAGTAGGAACAATTATCAAAGTTGACTTACCACCACTAGAACCATCTGCACAATTAAAACAAGGAGTGTCAAATAAATTAGATGACAGTCGATATCTGATTACTCACATTGCAGCTGTAGGAGATGTTCAGAAAAAAATGGGACAGTTATATATTGAAGGTGTAAAAGAATCTTACATATCTAAGATTGGAGATGTTAAACCACTTGAAGAAAGACTATCGTCTCAGGAGAATGTATAATGAATACTAATTACTTTTACGGAATAGTAGAAGACAGAGATGACCCACTAAAAATTGGTAGGGTTCGTGTTCGTGTGCATCAAATTCATACGGATGATAAACAACTTATTGCAACACCTGACCTTCCATGGTCTCAAGTAATACTACCAACCACATCTGCATCACTCTCAGGTTTTGGAACACAACATGGATTGATAGAAGGTTCGACTGTTATCGGATTCTTTAGAGACAGTGAGATGCAAGACTTTGTTGTTATGGGAAGTGCAGCTGGTATTCCTCAAAAAGGTGGACGAATTACTGCACCAAAAGGAGAACAACTTGGTAGGTCTTCAAGTAGAGGATTCAATGACCCTAGAAAATTTGAATTATCTGATTACGAGGGAACACCTGATGGCCCAAATCCACAACACGAACCAAGAAGAGGATGGGGAATAACTTCAACACTTAAGGATGCACCAAGAGAACCAGTTTTTAATAGAGTTCTATACAATGGTGGTAGAACACTATTCACACCTCAGACATTTGATAAGAAAGATGATGTATTGAAAACAGAATTGACTAATCCTCAGACTGGAGAATTGAGAGGATTGTATCCATTGTATTTTGATAAGTCAGATGTAGATGAAAGAGCAAGAGGTGAACACAATGATGGGAAAGGTGGTGGATACGATGACCGAAACAAAGAACTTGCAAAAAGAGTTTTTAGAGACAGAGACTTTTGGGCAAGTGGTGTAGTTGAAATTGCAAACTCAGAAGCTGACCCAATGTATCCATACAACAAAACAATCAAAACAGAATCAGGACACTTCTTAGAATTAGATGACACTCGTGGTGAAGAAAGAATTGCAGTTGAACATAGAACTGGAACTTTCTTAGAAATCGATAAAAGAGGTAATCAGATAACAAGAGTAGTCGGTGATAATTATCAAGTAGTATGTAATGGAAACAATGTTCACATTGGTGGGTATTGTCGAGTCAAAATTATGGGTGGTGCAAAAATTGAAGTGGGTAAAGACTTTGAAATCACTGGACTAGGAAAAGGTAAGATTCATGCAAAAGATGAATTAGAGATTTCCAGTGGAAAAGAAATGATACTTCGAAGTGCAGGAGACTTAAGGTTTGATGCAAAACGAGTTAGAAGATAATGGTCGAACCACTCAAGGAACAGATTCCGTCATCGTTCCCCTGTCCTGAAGGGGACATATTCTCTTTACCTACCAAAGCAGATTTAATTAATGCATTCAACGAGATTGCATCTCTTCCAAGTAAACTTCATGCAAAACTCTTAGAGATGAGAGCAGATGCAGAAGCAGAAATCGTAGAACTACAAGAAGAACTCAGAAAGTGTGATGAGAAACTTGGTGACCCTGCAATAGAGGTCGAAGATTATATACGAATCCAAGAAGAGTGTGAAGCTATCAAAAGAAAGATTGAAGAGAAACAAAAATACATTGAGAATGTTATCTTAGGTGAACTCAAAGAAGAAATAGAAAAGATAGAAAAAGAAATAGAAGACTTTGTAGATACACTTGCAGATGCACTTTCACCATATTGGAAGAAAGGTAAAACTCGTGATTGGCAGAAGGAAGCTCGTGATGCATTTACCGAACTTCTCCAAGAACTCCACATGTATGTTCCAACAAAGATTGCAGAGTTCATGAGTAAACTAGTTCCAATACAATTCAAAGTAGATATCTTAGGTATCAGTATCGATATTCTCAGACTGATTACTGACCCTAGTTATCAACAAGAATTGACAGACTTAATTTCAGGTAAACAGTTTTTAGAACAAATAGAAAAGATTAAAGATGAGATACAAAAGTTAGAACAGGAATTAACGAATTCTGAACTTGCAAAGAAAGTAGAGAAGTGTAGAGAAGAACTTGCAGACCCTAGTTTAGAATTAGAAGAGTTTCTTGCAAAGAAAGAAGAATGTGATGCATTAGAAGACGAATACAATTCCTTCGTCAAAGACATTCGTAAGAAAATAGAAGACTTCAATAACAAAGTATTGGATTTAGAAAACCTCAGAGAAGAGTTGGTAAACAAAGTTTACAACCTGATACCTGAAGAGTTTAGACAATTTGACGGAGAGTATGGTGTCTTAGATAATGAAGCTAAAGCAAAAATTGCAGTTAAGTATATTAAGACTCAAGTTAAGAAGTATCTTCAAAACTGGCATGTGGAAGCATGGAATAAACTTATAGGTATCTTCTCAGAAATATGGGACTTGTTAGGTCTACCTGAATTACCTTTTCAGAAATTAATTGATATTATGAATTTTGATGTCGGTGCATTCGTAAATGGACTAATTGCAGATATCAAAAATGCATGGAAAGAATTAGAGAAAAAACTTTTAGGTGATTTAGGTGTCATGAGAAAGAGAATGGAAGAGATTGATAAACGAATTGCAGAAATTGATGTCGAACTTGCAAAACCTGATATAGACATAGAGACTCATATTGCATTAAGTGAAGAGAAAGAAAAACTCTTAGATGAAAAATCTAAACTCATTGTTGATATGGAAAAACTTGAAAAGGAAATTGCAGAAAAGAGAGAAGAGTTTCTACAAAAAGTAAGAGACATTGTAGAAGACCTTAAACTTCCTTTTGCACCTATTAATCTAAGACAAATTATTGGTGGTAAAATAGAATCAACAACTGCATCTATAGAAGAAGAGATTGCAGACCTTATGTTAGAGTTAGAAGACTTTAAAATGAACTGGCATAAGAAGATTCTTTTTGAGTGGGTGAAGGTAATTAAAAAGTTTGTAAGTGCAATTGGATTAGGTGCAATCTTTAAACCACTCTTTATAACATTTTGTGATATCCTCGGAATGTTAGGTATGCCATTCTCGATTGGTATAACTCTACCTAATGTCAAAGGATTGATTGAGACATCTTCAAAAGGTAGTCCATTACCAAGTGTAGGTAACTTTGCAAATGGAAAAGAAGACACGGAACAGAAAGATGTAAATGTTCAGGACGGAAATGGAGACACAGATACATATAGTTTACCATCAGAGGGTGGTGACACTCATGTGTTTGTTGATGGAGTTAAAAAGACAGTAGGAATCTTGGGTCAAGGTGATTACACTATTCAGGGTGGGAGTGTTGTATTTAATTCTCCACCAGCTGAAGGAACAAGTGTATCTATTATCAGAATATAATAAATTACATATGTAAATGCACATAAATAGTTCTATGGCAGACTTAGTATCAGAAGCAAAAGTAGTAACCAGTAAGAATAAGTATTCTGACTTAGACTTGTTCTTTACTCCACATCCTATCACAAAGGACTTAACAGTTAAGACAGATACAGATTCAATAAAGAGGTCTGTTAAAAATATAGTCTTAACTAACTTCTACGAAAGACCATTCAAACCTAGTTTGGGTGGTGGTATAAGAAATTTACTATTTGAATTGTCTTCTGATAGAAGAATAAGAAGTGTTGCAAAAAGAATAAAGAAAACAATTGAAGATTTTGAACCTAGAGTTTCTAATGTTCGTGTTGATTTAGATACAATTGATAATGATGTAAGTGTGTATATACAATACGATATTACAGGTGGAGTTAATTCTCAGAATGTTCAATTTGCAGTAACTAGGGTAAGATAACATGGCAATTAAGAGTTCACAATTAAATATCACCGAATTAGACTTTGAACAGATTGGTGATAATCTCAAAAACTATCTCAAAGGACAAGATAAACTAAAAGACTATGACTTTGAAGGGTCAACCATGTCTATTCTAATCGACCTTCTTTCCTATGCATCACATATTGGTGCAGTGAACAGTAACATTGCAGCTTCAGAACTCTTTTTAGATTCTGCACAATTAAGAAAGAATGTTGTATCTCGTGCAAAAGACTTAGGTTTTACACCTGCATCCGAAACTGCATCTACAGCTATAGTCGATATGGTATTGAGTAATGTTAGAAATGCAGATGGAAGTCAACCAACTCAAAATGATATGACAATGGCTAGAGGTGCAATCTTTCAAACTGTTTTTGATGGACAACCATTTAACTTTGTAGTTCCTACATCAGTCAAACCTGTGTCAGAAGGAACAACATACACATATAGTAATGTGTCATTGATACAAGGAACTTATGCAACTGATACTTTTATTTACGACAGACAAATTAAAAACTCTAAGTTTGTATTATCAAACGAAAGAGTAGACAAACAACATATCAATGTTTCAGTAAACTCTAGTGGTGTAACAGAGTCATATGTTTTATCTACAGATGTGTCTACTATCACAACCGATACCAAAGTAT